TATCATTGGTATGACCCTTCTTCCTTCTGCTGCTACTATGCCTACTGATTCGCGTGTCCTCTGTGAGCAGAAATACACGAAATTCATCCCGGTATCGTCGCAAAGCGCCCCGTCCAAATTCCTCAAATACACGTATTCACCGAAGAGGTGGTTCGGCGTATCAAACGTCACGGACAACGATGAGCTCTGGGCGAAAACGGATGAGAATCCCGCCGAATCCGCCCACATCGCTATCTGGGCAGCACCTCAAGGTCCCGCCGCAGTCTCAGCCAGAATCTGGGCCACCATCACCTACCTAGCTATATTCAGAGGACCCAAAGTTCAAGGGCTTAATTAGTTTGGTAGTGGTGAAAACCACCGTTTGTTTAATGACAGTTTTATATCAGTCATGATAAATCTTCGATCTTGTTCTTATTCTTCAGAATGCTCCTGGCATGTCATCTCCTCGCACAACTTCGCACTTTGAGGGATCATCTTCCGGGCCAAACTTGACAAATTGCTCTACAATACCAACAGCCACCACTGCCCGACAGTTGGCCTAATCCCTACTAATTAACTACACAGATATTTAGCCCCAGCCCTGTGAGCGAAGCGAAACATATATGCCACAAGGTCAGAAGGTATGGGGTTGGCGCGAAGCGCAACGCCTAGATATACGGAGGAATACCGTAGGTATTCCGATACTACTAACACTTACCGTCATCCAGTTCGATGGGTCGGATGTCCCATCTGTCCACTGTGAGCGCTCCAATCTTCGGCGTGTAATTAGCGAAGACCAATAGCCTGGGTGGATTAAAGCGAACCATTTCGGAGTCAAACTTCCCGCTGAAGAAGTACCCGTTGAGGATGGACTCAATGGCGGAGTAGGACACATAGTTCTGGTGGGTTCGGGTGAGGTCAAAGACTACAGTAGGGAGCCCTGGTCCATGCTTTTCAACATACTTAGCAATCATATGAAATATATCTGCCTGTTTCCCACCACAGACCAAAGCCCCCTCATGGTCAATGAGATGAGTGGTAACGATGCTCTTCCCCTGGTTTCCGGTATCGTATCTCCAATGCACGTGACGAGCAAAACGTTGTTGAGGTGTCTTCATGGAGTGTACCAAAGTTTGCTGCCATGGGCGCAACTCGTCGAACGTTACAGTTTTCAGCACCGTAGGGATGACCACCTTGTGAGTCCAGGGTTCAGCTCCGGGTGCTCTTGTCTCCTTCTTGCTGCAATACTCAATATTCTGTTTGATGGTTCCCTTTGCTTTCTCCCAGTGAACTCGTTGACAACCGCCAAAAATAGACATGGGTCGTCCTGGTTTCTTAAGATTGACAAATCCCTGCAAGTGAGGGGTCCCCGTGGTTGAGATTTCTTCCTGGAAGATTCCTTGAGAAGCAACCGTAGGGATCAGATCCGTGAAAAGCTTCTTTTCATCAACGGTCCAGTTGTTGAGGGTGAAACACCTATCACTTCCATCACATATAAAGGGAACCTTCAGGAACTGGGGTTATAGTATTACCCCCAGTTCCATCACGTCAATCACGTGAACTGGATTACCACTTCTTGCTTGGTGCGATAGTTCTTAGAGCGGGCATAATTAACTTGCAATCGTTTGTGACTTTAGTGACTTTAATTTATTTAAATAGCAATCGACCCGCTCACTATTCACTAATTCTAATCATTACAATAATCTACAATTCAAAGATGGCCTATGGGTACAGAACAAGAAAGCGTCGTTTCCGTCGTCGCAGGTACAGAAGATCTCGACGCTCCCGCTTCACCTCCACTCTCATCCCCACTACTAAGGCGGTCAAGCTTCGTTATGTCGAAAGCGTTTCTCAAGATTCCTCTACTCCTGGCAACATTGTTTTCCGAAGGTTCAATCTTAACTCGCTGTTTGATCCTAGTGTTTCTACTGGCGGTCATCAGCCTATGGGTTTTGATATATGGTCTGAATTCTATTCCGAATATATAGTTGTCGGTGCCAAGGTTACCCTTAAAATTAACCCTACCACTAATAACTCTATCATTGGTATGACCCTTCTTCCTTCTGCTGCTACTATGCCTACTGATTCGCGTGTCCTCTGTGAGCAGAAATACACGAAATTCATCCCGGTATCGTCGCAAAGCGCCCCGTCCAAATTCCTCAAATACACGTATTCACC